ATGGTAAAACCAACTCATGTGTCGGGGTAGATATTTTTGGTAAAGGCATAATATTATATTCAGTATTGTATATAGCAAGGTTTTAGTAACCGTAATAACCACCATAAGAACTTGACCCGTAGGAACTTGATCCATCAGATCCAGAACTAGAGGAACTCTCAGTGCTAGAGGTAGTTTCTCCAGAAGTATCTGTGCTAGTGGTTGTAGTTGTAGACTCAGTTGTAGTTGTTCCACCACCACTGGTTTCAGTAGTTTGAGTTGTCTGAGTTGTTCCTTCACCAGCAGTAGTTTGTTCCTCAGTAACAGGATTTATTTCTGTGACAGGATCACCAACAATGATACTATCAGGAGATAAACTCTCTTTGAAGGTATCATATATTATAGCATGTGGATAAGGAGCGTGTCTTTCACCAACCATCTTCACACCCATGTGCTCGTGATATGGCCCATAGTATGCTTTTCCACCACTTAGATAACCAACTGGTTGAGTTGGATTAGGATCATTTGTACTAGGTGCTATCTCTCTTCCAACTGTTCTTGGTCTGAGTGGATTAACTTGAATTTGTTGATTACTATTTGCAAGTCTTTCTCTAACGGACTGTTGAACATTACCATGTTTTTCAATCGTATGTCTAAGATAAGTAAATGCAACTGTAACTTGTAAGAATGTGCTACCGTCATAAGACATTTGAACAGCATTAAGATTAACTGGAAACGTATCAATAAAATGATAAGTCAGTAATGGCATATTTTTGAATGTATTATTTCTATCATTTGGATTCTGTAAGAAGTCTCTTTCAAATTTAGTTATCTGTATTTTTCTTCGATAATCATCAGGATATCTAAATCTAGAATATGTATTTCGATCTTGATACGCATTTAGTTGACTTGATTCATTACCATCATATCTACCTCTGGTTCCATCATATACTGGATTAATAAAATTCATCCATTCTTCAAACATACGCAATACATTATAATCATTATCAATATAAAAAGTTAAATCAAATTCATTGTAGATTCTTCTTGATGCAAATCTCTCTGTCATTCCCTGACGACTTCCCATCTCCTCTGAGATATTAAAGTTAGAACCTGGTAAAGATGCCTGAGAACATAAGAAATCATACTTCTGACTTGTAGAATTCGTATCAACAAACAAACCACAGTTAGTTAGATACTCATATAAACTTACGTTATCTCCTACCTGACTTTTACGAACAAGATCTAACGATACCTTAAATTGAGTTGATATCGCAAGTTTTGAAAATATTGGACTCGCATTAGGTATACTTAAATGTAAGTCTTCCGATTTTATTGCCATCTAAATAGTTTTTAAATTGATCCTGATAATATATGTATGTCATATAAAGGAAAGTATTACCCAAGATACCCGAAAAAGTATAAAGGGAATCCCCAAAATATTATTTATAGGTCTTTGTGGGAAAGAAAATTCATGAACTATTGCGATTTAAATGAAACAGTAAGTGAATGGCAATCAGAAGAGTTTTGGATTCCCTATCGCTCTCCAATAGATAATCGTATTCATCGTTACTTTCCAGACTTTTTTCTTAAGTATATTGATAAGAAAGGAAACAAAAGAACTATGGTTGTCGAAGTCAAACCAAAAAAAGAAACAAAGATGCCAAACGTGAATCCAAAGAAAAGAACGAAGTCATGGGCTCAATCAGTGCAAACATACGCAGTCAATCAAGCAAAGTGGAAAGCAGCACGAGAGTTCTGTGCTGATCGTAACTTTGAATTTAAAATTATGACTGAGGATAATCTAGGTATCAAATGACTATCGGAGAAACAATAAGAGAAAGAGCACAAGGTTCTGCTGATCTAACTCCAGATTGGTACGCTAACGAGTTGAACTCAGAGTTATCACAGGTCGCAGAAACTCGTTTACCTGAGATAGGAGAACTTTGTTTCTTTTCATACTCTGCTCAGTTTCCAGAAAAATATCCTTTCTTTGACCGTAGGCCACTTGTATATGTGATGGAATATCAGAACGATAAACTACTTGGAGGTAACTTACATTATCTAAATCCAAGTTACCGTGGCACAATTGCAAAGAACCTCATAAATAGGGTAGGTGCCATATTACCGAAGAAGACATTACACAGATATTTTTTTAGTAACATCGGAAACATTTTTATTATTCCACCTGACCCCGAAGAGTATGCAAGTGTTGCAGAATTAGTAACTGAGAATTTTTCTAATAAATACGGACAGAAGGTATCAGCACAAAAGGCTTGGGATAGTAATTAAATGTCATTAAATCAGGTTACAAATATACAAGACGGAGATGAAACATTTGAACTCTGGTCAACTGAGGATGGTAGCACATGGGAAATTAGAAAACCAACACCATCACCAGGTGATCCTGCATATTCAGCATACGGTATATTAGGTAGTGGTGGTGAGGGTCTAGATTTGACTTCACCAAGAGTTGTCGTAAGAAATAATATCTACGTGAATAATTACAATAATAGTGATTTATCTATAAATGCAAAAAATGAAGCCTTAGAATTGTTGCAGAGTAGACCTGGTTTTACTAATGTTGCTAATGGTTCTGGTGATTCTACAGCAGGTATTTCAACATCACCAGAAAATAAAGGTAAACCAGAGGCTTCATTTAATTTTCCTGAATTTGGCAAAGTAGATAAAATATTACAACAACTAAGTTTGAGAAACCTGAAATATCCACTTGATGCTGACTATGGTAATACACAAGATTACATACAGATAAATCAGTTTTCATATAAATCACCAACAGAAGGATACTTTTTTCCAAGTGCTAGTGGTACATTCGGAGTTACAGAAGGCCCTGATAAGTATAAATCATCTAGACGGGTAGGATTTGATAAAGCTATAGAAACAGCTGGACTAGGGGTTCGAACAGGCACCCCAAAGGAGAAAGCAATTGGTTTAGTTAAACTACCAATGCCAAATAGTTTGGCAGATTCAAATAATGTTTCTTGGGGGCCTGATCAACTCAATGCGATAACTGCTGCTGCAACTTCAGCAGTGATGGGAACATCTAACTTAGCTTTAGATGGACTATTGAGTTTTCTTGCAAATTCAAAAAACTTTGAAGATGGTATAGGAGGTGCTCTTACTAAAGGACTTTCTGGAGCTGGAAATTTTCTTAAAGCGACAGGTAAAGATCTTGAAGGTGCATTTAATGATATACCAGGAGGTGGACTCAACGCTGCAATGAATAGTTCAAACATAAATCTTTTAGGTAAAACAGTTCTTGGATCTACTTTACTTAACTTGATAGGGTTTCAAGTATCACCTGAATCAATTCTTGCAAGAGGAGCAGGTGTAATTCCAAATAATAATCTTGCTTTACTTTTTAATTCACCTACTTTAAGAGAGTTTACTTTTAGTTGGAAGATGAGTCCACGTAGTCGTGAAGAAGCAACCAGAGTCAACAACATACTTCGCTTCTTTAAACAAGGCATGGCAGCAAAAAAATCTAATAATAGCAGAGGAAGTGGTGGTTCATCTTATTTCTTAGGAACACCAAATGTTTTTGATATACATTTTAAAACAGCAAAGACAAAAGATTATGAAATTTTAGATCGGAATGATTCTGTATTAAGAATTAAAACTTGTGCTTGCACTGGTGCTGCAGTTAACTACACACCAGAGGGGATGTGGAATGCATATGAAAAAGGTCAACCAGTTGCAATTACATTAACACTTAGATTTAATGAACTTGAACCAATCTTCGATACTGATTATGATAATAATTATTTCAACTTTGATCCTCAGAGAACTGATTTACTTCCAGTTCCAACAGATGCGGTGGGTTACTAATGGCGTATTTTCAAGAACTACCAAATATATTATATCCCTCTTTACTTTCATCTCGAAATAAAGTTGAGAGGAGAATTGTTGTCAAAAATTTATTTAAAAGA